GGCGGCGGTGACGCTGACGGCGCGACCAAGGATCGCCATCGGGTTCCACGGGCTGATGCCGCCACTGCTGCCGAAGTCGATCCCCGAGGCCAGGGTGGCCCCCGAGAGAGACGCGGTGATGGTGCCGGAGCCAATGGTCTGGGACGTGCTGACGATGTAGGTGCCGGTGTAACCCGAACCCGTGCCGAAGCCCGTCACAGTGACGCCAGAGGAGAGCGTCCCGGTGCCGCCCGCCGTGACCAGCGTCATGCCGATGCAGATCGGCCCGGCGCTGTTGGCGGTCACGGTCATGGTGGTGCCGCTGATGCTGCCAGTAAACGACGTGTAGGTGTCGATACCAACAAAACCAGCGCCGCTTACACCCGTGTCGACAACATTCGTATCGGCACGAATGATCGACGGGATGATAGAAACGCCAGTAGTAGCCGAAGCCGCAGACACAAGCGTCAGGGTAGACGAAGTGGGATTGGCGGAGGCAACAATAGCGTTACTAGCAGCGGTGTAAGGGACAACATTCAAGGTGGTGATGTTATCAACACCGAGGAAACCAGCCGTAATCTGGCTAGACTGCTGCCCAGGAATGTAGCTGTAAGCTACGCGCGTATCGAGAATACCCGACCCGGCGTAGAAGAACGAAGGCCCCAAATCGGGGTTGTAGTCAGGCGTGGGGCCGATACCAGCCGGCTGCTGCCCAAAAACAACCAGCGGCCCCGAGAAAGCGGAGATCGCCATGGTTGATGTTCCTTACGAAGTGGGGAAGCTACCATAAATGGAACGCCAGTTGTAGTAGCCAAACGAATAACGCTCGTAGCCCTTTACAAGCAAATTATCCGTGACGAAATCAACTTGCATGTCCATTTCATACTTAACGCGCTCCATATAAGAAAGACCATCAATATTGGTCAGCAGGAACCACGCATAAGCAGAAGTCAAGAAGTCATTGGTCATGTAGCTTTCCGGCAGACCACCAGAAGTCGACATGATCGCATTGACGTCGTTTTCAGCCGTGCCAGGGCGAAGTTCCGTCTTGAGGAGGCGGATAGCAACAGGCTCAAGCTGCGGCGGGACGATGAGCTTGCGGGCGCGAGCAAACACCTTCAGGCCAGCCTGATCCTTGAAGTTCGTGCGAACCGAGATCATGGCGTTCAGCAGGGTGGCCTCGTTGAGGTCAACCTGGGTCGTCGGGGTGTTGGCGACGGTGCCGCCGTCAATCGGATGAGCAGTCGAGCACAGAGCCACGCCGTCACCACCAACCGACGCATTGTAGGTCGTCGCGGTGTTGAGGACGTTGGCGCCGTAGATTTCCTTGGTCTGCTGGAAGGACTCGATCAGACCAAGGTTCGACGGGTGGAACTGCGTCTTGTAGAGGTTGTCATCAATCGCCTTGCGAGTGATGGCATAACCAAGAGCAATTTCAGTGTGCTCCTGATTGTAGACAAAACGCTCACCAGCATTGTTATCGAACGCAGTCTGACCACCTTCGGTCTTCAACTGCGCCAGACCGAGGTAACGCATCTCAGCGGTGCGTTCCAGGGCCATCTTCGAGTCATGCTTAGTGAAAATCTTGTCATACTGCGACGGGATCATCTCATACTTACCTTCGACACCGCGAAGGCCGGGCAGGAGGAGGTCCTTAATAGCAGAAAGATTAACAGCCATTGTTCAGCCCTCCTATTACGAGATGCCAGTCGGCCCGGCGCCATTGGTGCGCCACGCCTCATTGTTAAAGCCGACAACCACCTGCGGGTAGTTGGTGCTCGGATCAGTGCCGTTCGCGCCGGGCGGGAAGAACACATAATCCACGATGATGAACGGGTTACCCACAGCGGTGGAGACCGCATCGAGGTAAGCGCCAGACGTGCCAGTCGCGGAGTTGCCAGTGCCCATGTTGAAGGTGGCATACTGACCAATCGGCAGCGACGAGATGACCGAGGAGGTCGCACTCGCGTTGTAGAACGCGGCGCCGCTCGCCTGCACCAGGAAGCGGGCGTTCGGGTCATCAATCACGTAGGCTTCGACATCCTGCGCCGTGTTGACGTCGGCAGCCGGGTAGTAGCGGCTCCACACGATGCGCTTCTGCGACACCGACAGATACTTGCAGCCGACAAAGATGCCGGCGAGGACCGTGGTGCCGTCAGTCGCGGCGCGCTGGATGTAACCATTCGCCGTGCTGGTGACGGGGATAACCGGGTCACCCGCGTAGATCGCGGTGCTGTAGGTCGGGGCGATGCGGCGGACAGACTGGGCGAAAGTCGGCGCTCCGCCAGCCCCACCCTGATACTGAAGGAAGCCAAAAGGGGCGAAGATATTCGCCATAGGGATGCTCCTCTGTGTTGGTTTTCTGCCGCACGCCGGGGCGACTTAAACCTGGGATCGGTGAAAACCTCCCACGCCGGGGGGAGGAGCGTCGTAAACTATATACAGAAAAAATCAAAAGTAAAGGGGTTTTTACACCCCTTCACATTTGTCAGTCATTGGGAATGGGGATTGCCTCGTAAGCCTTCTTGATCCGAGGCTGCACTTCTCGATGGTCTCGACCAAATTGGCCATCAGGATTCTGGTTAAGCTGCTGTTCCTTAAACTTAACCTGCTCGCGGGCCTTCTTCTTTTCGGCCATCTCGAACCGTTCACTGATCACCTTGGGGCGCATCATCAGCACCATGCCGTCACGCTCGATGACGGGGTAATTGCCAGTCGGCATCATGGTCGGGTGCCTCTCGGTAGGCACAGGCTCCCACCCGGTGCGGGCCAAGGACACCTGATAGGCGGGGTCCTCCATGCCATACACGCTCTTGCGCTTCCAATTGTAGTCCCAACCATTAGGCACAGACGAAGGGTCAATGAAAAACTTGTCATTCCCTTCTTCAACGATACCACCAAGGGCGCCCATAATCTCGGCGGCACGCTTGGCAGCTAATTCTCGCGAATTATCAGGCCGAAGAGAGGGTCGCTGGTCAGGTCGACGCACAACAGGAGGCGCGGCATCCTTAATTTCTAGGTTTTCCATGACTTCGTCATCTTCTTCAATTGAAACAGCAGATTCTTGCGGTGAATCTAGGGGGATACCTTCGTCAATTTTGATTGGTTCGTGTTTAACGATGGGTCGACGGGGCCGAATAGGCGGATAATTGGTCATTTTAATTTCTCCTAATGGATTCTGCCTGACTTTTTGAGTTCAAGCAGGCTTTTCGCGTATTCTGCGTCTGTCATGCCCATCATGCTTGCCATTTCACGCTGGTCAGGGGTCAACCTGACTACGTTTTGGCGAGTCCCGGTTGCATTCCCGCTCCGGCTGACAGGTGCGGCAGGCGGCGCGGACTGACGCTGCGCCCCGGAGGAGGCAGAAGACATCGGAGACTCGTCCTGCTGAGCCATTTGGCGCGGAGGAAGCCTCATAATGCCTTCAATAAACGAGAAATAATCGTCCGTGTCGGCAGCGACGCCATCAGCCATGGCGAGATTGTGCGCCGCGATCATCTTCTGGTTCAGCCTGGGGTCGTGGACGCACTCAGGGTGCCGCCGAATCCAGTCAGCCGAGCGAGGAGACAACTGAGCCGCGAACGCTTCGACAGGATCGGAGGGCGCGCGGTAGGGTGCGGGGGCCTCGCGCTTAGGCGCCGCCTCCATGCTGGCCTTGCCGTTCTCCAACTGAAGCAGCTTGGCTGCGTTGGACGCCATATTCTCCTGAATCTCAGCGGCCATATCGTAGTCGCCAGAAGATAAGGCGGCTCGATAGTTGGCCTTCATGATGTCATTTTCACGCTTCAGCGTGCCAATGGCATTGTTGATCAACTGAAGATTGGTGCCATCAACCTCATTCTGAGCGTTGTGGGCTGCCCTTGATGCCTCCTGAGCCTTTTTTTCCGCATGAGCACGCATATTGCGTTCATGTTCAAGCTGACGACGAAGGACTTCAACACCATCTTCGGTGGAAACACTATCTTTTGTTTCTACCTTAACTTCAGAGGCACCCTTATTGACCTCTTCGGCATCAACTACAATATCAACTTCTTTCTGATTATCAGACATTTGTTTATCCCTTACCAAACCTTATCAGGTTGATCGACGCGACCGCGAATCGCGTGGTCATCAATAATTCGGCAGATGACGCCATTGACATTGACGCTCCAACCATCAGAAGGACGGAAGAGAACCCAATCGTCTTCATTGATTTTAACGTCTGAAAACCACTGATTTTCAGGGTCAACAAAAGCAGTGGCACCCTTTTTTAAGACAAGGCCAATCTTGCCCTGATACTTATCTTCATCCGTGGTGCGGTCGGTGAGATAAATGCCACTCTTAGTCTTGGATGGACGAATGTAAACGCCAACAAGAACCTGATTGTTGAAAATCTCAATCTTACTCAGGTCACCAACTTCATCCTTTAGCTTCTTCTTAGGGTCTAAGTCGTGCTGCATAAACATTGTTGACACAAAAAACCTCCATTACATTACCTTCCCTCGCATATAGAATTAGCATCATCAATCAGCGACGACGCCTCAATAAGACCCTGAATACGTCCCGCCATCTTCTTGTAGTCCTCCAACGACAAGTGACCAGCGGCCATGTCATCTTTAAGTGCGTTTACACGCTCGTCAACCAGTTTCTTGAATTGATCCGACAATTTTTGATTAAATGTGAGCATCTGGTTCCTATTCAAGTGTTTGCGGTTGAGGCTGAGCCGCCGGGAGGGACAACGACCCAGCCTCTACCACAGCTAAAGGCGCCCGCTGTGGCAACCCTTACTTCCTCTTCTCAATCTCCGTCTTTTCCAGGCGGCCGAGACCGTTACCCGCGCCCGCATCCATATCCTTGTAGGAGCGGTAGACGCGGCCACCAGCCTTACGCCCCATGGGAGGCATCATGCCGGCGGGAGGCGCGGAGGGAGGAGGCATCGGCATCGGCGCGACGCCACCCGGAGCGGGAGGCATCACAGGAGCCTGACGGGGCATCATGGCGGGCGCGGCGCCCGGCGGGGGCGCAGGCATGCCGGGAGGTGTCATGGCGTTCGCGTCAGGGCGGGGGGCGGTGGAGATGATGACGTTGACGTTGGTCTTGCCCTTGCCAACCTTGCCGCCATCCTTCCGCGCGACGCGGCCACCAGTCGGACGCTCGCCGCCGACGTCGCCGATCTTGCCGCCTTCAGCCTTACCAGCCTTGCCACCCCAGCACTTGTGGCACCGGCAACCGGCGCCGTGCTCCGCCTTGCCGCCACGCTTGCGGCCAGGAGGGGTCATCGGCTCTTCCGGGCCAGGGGCGTAGGTGACAGGACCGCGCGTAAA